GATACCCCAGCACGTTTAGCCTGCTGGATTAAAAATTCTTTGATATTCATAAATTATAGGGGCAAATCGTTTAAGTCTTGGTCAGGGTGAATAAAGTTGGCTGGATTGTCCAGGTCATTCTCGGACACTTCCTCAACTACTGCTTTGCGCTTACGCTTTGGCTTTTCCTCAATCTCTTCGCTAATGGTAGCTGTTGCCATTTCTGCCTCCATTTCGGCAAGTATTTGTGCCTTCAGTTCTGCCTTTAGCTGGCTAAGAAGCTCTGGATTGCTGAGTGAGTTTTGGTCTCCGGCACTATGCTTAACTCCAACATGCGATTCGCCTATTGGTCTGATTCTCGCCCATGAGTAGCTGCGCTTGTTGATAGGCTTCTGTAATTCACGGAGTGCAATCTGAGCATTCACCGATACTTCGAATGGCCTATCCTGCGCCCCCGTTACTGGGTTGATTTCCCACCGAACTACTTTGACCTGGGTGCGATTGCCATGCTGTCTGATGGCATCACGGATGTACTGTAAATTATCCATTATAGTTATTTAATTAAGTTACCCTGTATGATGAATTTGTGAACGTAACATTCCTGAACTGCCTCGCTCCTGATAGGCAATTGGTGGCTTGAAGCCATAGGCATTGCAATCACTCTGCATGTCTGCTGTCATTGCATCAAGTCCATTGGTCTGCACTTGTGTTTTAGTTAGCCAATCCAGAGCGCAATGATTGGTAATGATGTAGGCATGAGTGAGCCACATGCCATCACCCTTCCAGAGATCAGGTAGCTCAGGTATCTCAATTTTTGAGATAGTCTGCTCCTTATAGCCAGCGTAATAGTTCCAGCCTAAGTGCAGGAAGTCAAACTCTGGCAACTTGTTCCAATTGGTTACAAGTTTAATGAGCTTGTCAATGTCGAATCTAGCATCATCCTCCAGAACAAGCGCAGACTGATGCCCATTTTGGACAATTTTTGTCCAAACCTCCCGATGAGAGGCACAGCATCCTATCTCTCCGATGCTCATGTTCGGCCTCTGCCTGGCCCTTTTTATACTATTATCAATTGCATGCCCAGGCTTATTGCCATCGTTGGCCTTGTGCCACTCTGGAGCATTGCCATTAATGTCGGTTATGCCATTAAGGTGTTGGAGTAATCTGCCCCTACGCTGGCTGGCTTTCTTGAGGCTTATGAAGTAGATAGCATCAACAGGCAACTTCACAGCTAATCCTCTCGGTAACCGAGAAGTCGATGCTGAAGAAGGAGGTCTCGAAGTTGCGCTCTGCAAGTCCGAAGTATTGACTTGCGATTGCTTTTGAGTTGTAATCCGTGCCTGCATAAGTTATGCCCTTAGTTCTGTTGATTATGGAAGTGATGCCGAACTCGGCATTCTCGAAGTTGCTGTTAGCTATGAGCTTAAAATTGACTGTCCTGAGCAGGCTGTTGGCTCTGCCTCCGGCTGGTCCTGCCTCTACTGAGGCTGATTCCCGGACAAAGAAAACTACCAGAGGGTAGGTGTCATTGACAGCGCAATAAGTGTTGCCATCCTTAGTTACATAGTTGCCTGCACTGCCCTCCAGAATGCTCTCCACAGCCTCGCCATAGTTGAGCATGTTATTGACAAATGTGCCTGCCATATTCTCGCAGAGAGACTTCAGGGCAGATTCAACGGTTACTTTGGTAACTATCATTTGCTCAGGAATTGTGTTGCCAGGCGATTAATAATCTGGAGCGATTGATCCAGTTCCTTGTCTGACAGTTCAAAAATAGCACCGAAACGCTCTTCTAAATAGCCTGCAACCTTTGCCTGCTCAGTTGTGGTGAAGGTTACACCATAAGCAGTGTCAGAAATAGGCACTGGCTTCCAGCTTGCCCACATATCTCCGGTTAATGTCAAGTCCATGTAAGCAGTCTGCCTGCCTAATGACCTGCGGAAGTCAGCATAGCCATAAAACTCATCTGTATCGCCATAGGCTTTCATTCGAGCCTTAACCTGTTTCTGACTTGCTATATCACCAAACCTCTTGCTAATAGGACTTCCTTTGCCTATTGTGCGGCCTGTATCATAAGGAGGAAGTTCTGAACCATCAGACTTTCTTCCGCTATCCTGAACTCTATCCTGCACAGCAGGAGCAGCATATAGAGCAGCTGCCCTTAGCACCTTGTCGGCTTTGCTGGCCTCCTTAAAGTTCTTGAGCTGCTGCTTTAGGAAAGCTGATGTGCTATCATAGACTGGCATAAATTATTTTGAAAATATTTTTGCAGTTATTTATCCTTTGCTTTAATTGCCACCCAAATCTAACCAATAATTAATTATGAACATGAAAGCAAATGTGCGCATCGACCTGAACAATGATATGTGGGTTGATGTAAAGGGAGCAACAATCCATGATGTGCAGAGGGCATGTCTTATCGGAGGAATGGTACTAGTTTATCACCTGTACCAAGAAACCTACTGCCTCAGTTATATTTACAGAAATGGCAAGGTCAATATTCAGTTTATCGGCATTGACATTACTAAGGAGCAGTATGAAACTCAGGTAGCAATGTGGGAAGGTGATACGTTTAAGAATGTTGCTCCAGGTACTCAGTTATTATTAGTTGATGATAAATATTTCATTTAATGGGAGATCACATGTACGAATTACTCAAGGAGATGGCTATGAAAAGTGTCTTCTATATTGTTTATGCCATACTAATGGCTTTGCTCATCATTAAGTTTATCGAATATGTTTATGGGTGATAGAGATATAACTATATGCCTTACCAGCTGCGGCAGGTTCGACTTACTTGAGCGCACAATCAATAGCTTGGTTACTTATTGGGATGGCAAGCCTCCGGCTCAGTTTCTGATACACGAAGATTCGGGCCAGCATCCGGCAGTTCTAATTGCCGAGCTTGACCGCTTTCTGATGAGGCACTGGCAGATTATGAGCGATTGGTCATTCAGCACTTACGCTGGACAGGTGCATGCTCTTGATGTGTTATACCAACAGGTGCAGACACCTTACATATTTCACTGCCAGGATGATTGGGAGTTCTACCAGACTGGCTTTATTGCTGATTCTCGCTCGGTGCTGGATGCAGACCCTAAGATTCACACTGTCTGGCTAAGGCATCCATCCGACCGCAATGGTCATCCGGTTATTTCTGGAATGCACCTGACTAAACAGATGGTCAGGTATCAACATGTTGCCAAGAACTATAGGAGAGTATGGCATGGCATGACTTGGAATCCTGGACTTCGAAGGTATGCCGATTACAAGGCTATGGGCAAGTTCGGTGATTTTTGCTCATGGAATAAAGTAGCTCACATTACTTCGGAAATGGCCTATAATAAGAAGTACAGCGATGCTGGGTTCTTTGGCGCAACACTTTGCCGAGGTTTTGTCAAACACATAGGCTGGCACAATTCAACTAAGAAAATGCAGTTAAAGAAATGAAGGCAACACTAACATTCGACCTAAGTGATTCAGATGATGCACTGGAGCATTATCGGTGCATTAAGAGCATAGATATGGCTCTGTTTATCTGGGATTTCGCCAACAAGCTCCGCACTCTTGTAGATACTTCTGAGGATGGCAAGCACATTAATGAAGCTCACATCTGGGAGGCTTGGAATGACCTGAAGGAATCGCATGACATTAACATTGACCGCCTAATTGTATGACACCACTTGAGCAGCTATTGGTAATTGTCAAGAAGGAAATGGCTACTAAGCTAACCCTGATGAATCACGATGGCAATGATAAAGCAACCAGGAACTACTGGTCTGGTGGCTTATCTGCCCTCACATACGTTAAACATGTAATTGAAAGATTGATTAAGGAAGAGAAATGAACAGGCAATCACCAATCGAAGAACTCATTGACTTCATCATTGCTAATGAAGGTGAAGTAGATGTAAATGATGTACTTATTAAAGCAGAACTAATTAACATGCGCTCTAAGCCTCGGCAGGCAGGCTGGTACTTCAATGGCAAGCTGTACCATGACCTCGATGAGCTAAGAGGCAGAACCATGTCAGATTTTAATCACCCTAAACCATTATTTTATTATCCATAATGGGAGACATTATTAGCTCATACCTAAACAGCCTGCCGGATGCTGATCCATTACAGGCAGTAGATCATCCTGCTCACTATGGTGGAGCAGACAGCACCTATGAGGCAATCAAGGTGATAGAGGCTTGGGAGCTTGGCTTTAACTTGGGCAATGTCATTAAGTACATCAGCAGGGCAGGCAAGAAGGGCAGCAAGCTGGAGGACTTGAAAAAGGCTCAGTGGTATTTGAATAGGGAGATTGAAAAGCAATTATGAATTGGATTTTTGAACAATATGAATTTAAGGGCTGGCTAATTACCATTTCAAATTATAGAGGAATGGAAAATAGTCTGCATGGATTTGCCTGCCCAGTAAAGTATGCTCACCTATTAACCATTGATAATTATGAGAATTACTATGATGAAATAGCAGAAGAAAATAATATACCTTATGAGGATTATCCAGAAGATGGTGATAGAGTTTATTTAGATGATGACTACTATTATCTTGATGCAATAGAAGAGGAAGTTCGAAAATTTGTTCTTGGCATTGACTTCTCAAAACCCTCATGCGTTTTGGAATATATGGTCAAATTAATTTTGATGTATATCAATCAGGATAAAATGATTAACAAAATTTATAGAGGTAATAATTATTCGACCTATGATGACACTAAACTTGTAATCCTCAAACAAGTAAATAAACAATCAACTGCTAAAAAGACTGGCAATAAAAATCCACGAAATAACCTTCATTTTTCTTGGGCATCTTTAGTTAAAAACAGAGATAAGGAATGCACAAAATGTAAAAGCAAATATGACCTTCATGCTCATCACATTCAATCATATAAAAGTCATCCTGAATTGAGGTATGACTTAACGAATGGAATTACCCTATGCGGTAAATGCCATAGATTAGAGCATAAAACAAGAAAGTAAATAAATCGAAAACCCCTCCGGGTGCGCATTGTGAAGAGGCGTGAGGGGTCTTATTGTCGCAAATATTGGCAACTTTTGTGACAGACTTGTACGGCAATTTTCCGTACTTGCCGTAAGTCTATGGCCTTACAAACCCCTGCTGAATCAGTCCGGCATTGTCGCAATTAAAGCACAGACCTTCACCTCTCAAGTTCAGCTGCCTTGCCCAGATAGCTAGGCTCTGCTGATAGCCATCAAGGAAGGTAGCCATTGCTCGTTCAGTGAACTCTCTGTTGCCTTGGCTGAAGTAGTTGGCTCTTGGTGAGGCTACTTTCTGCCAAAGAATCTGATAGCACAGCAAATTCGCCCAGGCATCAAGCAGAAACTCTCTCTGATGGCAGATGAAGCTATCAAGTGAGCATAGCAGTTGAGCATCTATGTAAACTCCTGACTGGCTATTGTCCTGAGACCAGCTATCGCCAAAGCCATAGCCTAGCGGAGCAGTAACCGGAAA